GGGCCCTTGCGAGTCGTGCCGGTACAGCGCTCGCTTGAAATCGCCGCCGAGCGCCGTCGCATCGAGCTGCGTGTTCCCGGCGGCGACCCAGATGTCGGCCTGGACGTCCATCGGATCGAACGTTGCCTCGTAGATCTCGCCCGTCCGATTGCCCTGGTCGTCAGTCGTGTAACCGACGCGGTCGGTGTTCCACTGGTCCGCGCGGACTGTCGACGTGGGTTGCAGCGCCACTATCGGCTGCTCGTAGCGGTTGCCCGCGCCCGAGGGATCTAGCTCCTCTGTCGCGTAGCTGCCGCCATCGAAGCCCGGCGACTGCTCGAGAGCACGGACGATCGTGTCGAGGACCTCCTGTGGCGTCATGTGGAGAACACCTGGCGGAACAGTTCGTTGATCGCGTCGTTGATATTCTCGGTGAGCTCCGACTGATGTTGTCTCACCGCTGGTCTGAGGTACGGCTGCGCTGGTGTGCCGGGGTGCTCAACGCGCTTCCGGAAGATGAGCTCGCCGTTCTGTCCCTCGAACGCGAGCGCATCAGCGCTATTCGGCGTGATTACATGCGGATCTGTTCCGAACTCGACGGCCTGTGCATGGGGCGCGGCTGAGATGACCTGGTACGCCGCCAGTTCGATCCGCCGCGTTTCGATCTTCTGCCGGAGTTCGCCGCGATCAACCGGCGCGTTAGCCTGGGCAGTGCCTTGGATCGTCATCGCCGTCCGCTGGACGCCGCTGTCGACCGCGCTTGGGAGTCGTGCAGCAACATCCCGCAGCTTATCGGCGAGCGAGCCGAAATCGTCAGCTGCATCCTCAAACCCATCAAAATCGGTCATGGTGAGCGGCGGTTACAGCAGCGCGGAGCGAACGTCGGCCGTGCTCTCGTCGCTCTCGTCGTTGTCGGCGTCAAGGATCGTGCCGACAGCGTCGTCCCAGATGTTCCGCATCTCGGCGGCGACCTCGGCGACGTCCTCGTTTGAGCCCGAGTAAAAGTCGCCAGAGCGAGCGTCGTTCGGATGCTCGATCCCCGAGAGCAGGATGTAGCTCGCGTAGGCATTCGCAGCCAGCGCGTGAATCTCTTCGGGGGCCTCGATCTCCGACCCCTCGTTGACCCGTCCTTCGAGCAGTGCTTCCGCTTCGACCAGCTTCTGCTCTTTCGTCGATAGATCCCACGGGTCTGGGCCCGATAGCGGGATCGCGTCGGCGCTGCCGTACTTCGGCATGGGACGTCACGCCTCCCGCGCCGCGTCGATGAGGTCCTGTGCGCCGTTGCGGCCGTCGCCGGCCGCTTCTGCTGCCTCGAGGGCGTCGAGTTCTGCACCGGAGTAGTCGTTCTCCTCGAGGTCGGCTTCGAGCTCGTCGAGCGTGAGTGCCGACGGATCGATCGGTGGGTCTGCGACGCCGCTTTCGACGCCGCTAGTATCGCCGCTGCTGGGCTCGTCGGCGTGGACAAGCGCCCACTGCGTTTGGACGAGGTCGTTGGCCTCTTGCTCGGTGAGGCCATCGAGGACAGGGGCGTCTTCGGTGAGCTCGACGCCGTCGCTCACGCGGGCCCATCCAGTGGCGTCGTCGCGGAGTCGAACGGCGTGATCGCTCATGACCGCCCCCGAATCGTCAGTGTGACAGTCTGGCCGTCGGCGGCCGAGGCCCCGTCGGCGAGCTCACTGTGCGTGCTGTCGTAGACAACGAGGACGCCGTTGGCAGCATCGTATTCGACCGGGCTGCCGCCGCTGGCCGTCCCGGAGTCGATGCTGACACTGTCGATGCTGTTGAGATCGACGTCACCCGGCGCGATCGGCTCGCCGCCGTTGGTGTAATCCGCATCGAACGTTGCGGTCGCGGTCACCACACGCTGGTTGCCGACCCAGCGGTGATCGTCCTGAGTTAGGCTGACTCCCATGTCAGCTCACCTCAGGGGGCCGCGACGTTCGACGCCGTGACGACCCCCTCCTTCTCCATGATCTCGTAGTCGATCTTGGCGAGCATGTTGTAGATGGTCTCGATGTCGTTCATCACGTTGCGCTCGGCCGCGTCAGTGGACTTGACGCGGAGCGGATCCTGGACGATGTTCAGCAGGTTCTCCATGCTGGTGAGCATCGCCCGGTCGTCCGGCCAGCCGAGCGGCGTCATGATCTCCATGCCGTACGGCGTCGGCTCGTCGCCGGTCATCAGCATCGCGTCGCCGGCGGCCGTCGACCGATCGGTCAGGTAGTCCTGGTAGGCGTCCTTCTGGTTGTAGCTCGTCAGGAACACGAGCGTCTGTCGCTCCTTGTACCGCTGCGGCATCGCGGTCCGCATGTTCTGAAACAGCGACTTGTTGATCGCTGCGTTGCTGTGGTCGACCGTTCCGGGGGCGCTCGCGTTGTCGGCCACGGTAAGCCATCCATCCTCGATGCCGACGAAGCCGCCCTGGCTCGTGTCGCCGACGCTGGCGAGGATCTCGAGGTCGTTGGCGAACTGCTGGATGAACAGCTGCCGGATCGTCGCCTCGGGATCGTCGATGATCTCGTTGTTGGCCTCCCACGTCTGCTCGAACGGGAGGCTAACCTTGGTGGTGTTGAACGGCACGTCGCCGGACTCGATGCCCTGCTTCGTGGCGCTGCCTTCCTCATCGACCTGCTGGAGGAGCCGCGTCCCGACGCCCAGCTGCGGGATGTCGCCCGACTCGGCCGTCGGCGTCAGCGTCCGCGCCTGGTCGAGGACGGTCGACTGGTTCTGCACGTCGATCATGAAGTCCTCGAACTGCTCCGGCGTCAGCTGCGCGCCCGAACTGAAGTCGGCCGAGGACACCTTTTCGAGCGCCGTCGTGTTCGCTGCGCGCGCGTCGCTAGGCATCAGGCGTCACCTCCGAACGGGGAGCTGTCGCCCCAGAGCTTCTCGTCGCCCGCCTCGCCACTTGAGCCCTGGTCGGCCTGCTGGCTGGCGCCTTGGGCGTCGGCCATCCGCTCGACCTGCTCGGCGATCTCGTCGACACGCTCGACCGTCGACTGCGTCGCGTCGGCCAGCATGTCAAGCTTCTCTTCCGTCGACGGCCCATCGCCATCACCATCGCCGCCATCGGTTTTCTCCTCCCCCTCGGAGCCGCCCTCGGAGGGAGCGATCTTTTCGTCGATTTCGTCCAGTCGGGAGTCAATCCCGTCCAGCTTTTCGTTGAGTTCGTCTGCGTCCATGTTTGTCGGGAAATCATCGGATCCGGCACGGGATTCCGCCCGCTCGTCAGAGTGCTGTGCGTCGCTTTGGCCGCTCCGCTTCGAGGCGGCCGACGTCGAGCCCCCGGGCAGCCACTTCTCGCGGAGTCGTCCGAAGAGCCCCTTTTGGGACTTCTGGTCGTTGAGGTACTCCGCGAGCCGGCGGGCATCGTCGGGATCATGCCCCCGGGATTCGAGGTACAGGCGAGCGGCCACCACGTTCTCCGTCAGCGCTGAGGCGGCCTTCGCTGTCGCCAGCGACTTGTGCTCTTCGTGTGTGGCGTCGGGGACAGCCGGATAGTCGACCGAGGACACCTCCATGATGCGACCATCGGTGATCTCGCGCACCATGATGTCGTCCCGGGAGAGGCCGACCTCGTCAAGCTCGGCCTGGACTGGGTCGGGAATCTCGACATCGTCGGGCATCGCACCCGGGTCGTAGCGCCGGCCCTTGGCGGTGCCGCCGATCGAGTTGCCGCCGAGGACGCCATCCTTGACCAGCTGCCAGAGGTCGTCATCGGTGAACTGCCAGCCCTGCACCCACGTCCCCGCCGGGAGTTCTTTGTCACCGAGCGTCTCGGCCGCCTCGAGTTGGCGATCCTCGACGAGTTCGACGTCGTCATCGGGAAACACCGTGTGCATGACGCCGCCGTAGGCATCGCCATCCTCAACGCGCTCTTCGAACTCCTCGCGGAGCGACGCGATCGTGCCAGCACGGAGGAAATCGCCCTGATGATCGAGGCGGTCGGGGACTAATACGGCGCCGTACGCGATCTGCTCGTCGTCGTCAGCTTTCTCGAACTCAAACCGCTTCGAAAAGCGGCCGTCATCGTCGGGCGATGCGTCTCCGGATCGGTTTGTAATACTCATGATACCATCATTAGAGATCCCAGGCTGGTGCGACTGCGCACCGACAATTGATGAAATCGCTTGGCGGGAGGCGAGGGTCGCCCGGCCACCACGCCTTGTTGCCCTTGCCGGTCGTGAACTTCGCACCGACAGGGACCACTTGACCGTCCGTCTCGTGGTGGCTCAATCGCGTCCGCGGTAGTTCCCCGGCGAGCCATCGCTTTCCAGGCGCCCCGGCATCACGGATCGCCGATACCGAGCCTCGGCCAGCCCCGCCAGTCGCCGCGGTCTGGGCCGCCCGCTCGGCCTCCCATCCTCGCATGTCTGGGAACACGTCGGTTTCGAGGATGTCGGCCATTTCATCGCGGGACAACCCCGCCTGATAGGCATCGCGGAGCGCGTCAGCGAGATCGCGCGTGATGCGCTCGCCGGTCGCATCGGCTGCGTCGGCTGCGTACTCCTGAAGCTCTCGTCTGACCTGGTCGGCCAGCGTCTCATCGATATCGAGATCGTATCGCCGGGCCGTGACGGATCGACTCGCGGACGCCGTGTCCTCCCACAGCGTGTTGAACGCTGTGGTCAGCCGCTCTTTATGCGACTCGAAGATGCGCGCGACCGTGCGCCGGGCCGCCTCACGCGCTGCCAATCGCAGCCGTCCGTCCTGCAGCGCCTCGAGGAGGTCGCTCTCGAACGCACTCAGCACCAGTGCGAACTCTTCGATGAACGTCTCACGGGCCTCGCGCTCCGCGTCGGATTCCTTCGACAGGAGGTGGCTTCGATGCTCGACGTCGGCGCACTGTTGACACATCAGTCATCAGCCTCCACCTCAGCACGATCTGTGATCGACCATCCGAGCGAGTCAGCGCGCACCTCGCTACGGGCGTCCTCGCGTTCGGCCTCGAGGGCGGCCTCAACCGCCGCCGAGGAGCCGCTCGTTGAGAGCTCCGACAGCAGGAGGTTGCCCTCGGGCTCGCCAAGCGGCTCGAGATCGAGCAACTCGCGGGCTTCGTCGACGAGCATCCCCGCCTGAACGCCGGCCTCGATTTTCGTCTGCGCGATCTGCGCCTGGCGCTCTTCATTCTCCGCGCCATGCAGCTCAAACTCGATCGTCCAGCCGTCCACGTCCAGCATCGTCTGGTGGATGAGTCGGTACAGCCGGGAGGCGAACTTCTCTTGTTTCGGCGCGATCGTCTCGGTCGCGAACTGTCGGCGCTGGGCATCGGCGTTCGCGCGGTTGATCTTCTCGGTGCGGTTCGCGACGACCGGCGGGACGTCATGCGCTTTCAGGATATCGTGCTCGTTCTCCTTGCGGAACTCGATG